ACTAATTCATCAATGTAATCAATGATGAATGTACCATCCGGAAACTCTTTGCCTCCAAATAATGCTTCCATATAGGGATGATCAAAAATAGAAAAATTAGTAAATGCAGACTGATTTACACGTAAATATGGTTGATTTAATTTATAAATTATTCTCTGAAATTCTTGATCACGATATTTTTCCGGTGTTCCTGTATAATAACCATTTTCTACATCTTTCTTCCAAAAATAATATGAATAAACCAAAAAACTTGGCAGTCCACAAGCACCGGAAGTCCGATTACTCGTCCAACTTACAAATTCCCCTACAAAATCAGTATATGTAACAAGATGCTTTGGCGGTTGAGCGTTAAATCTGTCTATAAAATACAGTCCCTTGTTTACCAATTCTTCGATATCGTAAGCAAAACAATACGGTTTCATTGTAGAGCTTGCTGCATCGTGCATATAAAAAAAACCAATCCATTCATTTAATAACCATTCGTTAGCTGTTTTAAACCCATATTTCTTATTCATTTCATAAAAAATTTTATTAAATGCTAACAACTTAGAATGTGGTTTACTCATTTCAGCTTCAAGAGAACAAATATCTTTTGTTCCAGCATTTGCATTTCCATCAATACTTGCGTCTGCAACAGTTTGTTTGTCAACAAAATTGTCAATGAAATCCGTATAACTTAACTGCTCATCAGAAAATCCATTTAATCCAGCCATTTCTTCGCCATATTCATTAAGCATTCTATTAAAAGCTGTTGTAAAATTTTTGTTTAGTCTAATGTTAATTTCCAATACTAATTTTCCTCCTGTGAGTTAATCCAATCACTTGCCGTTTTAAAATCCATACTTATACCATCAACTTCAAGAACCGGTACAGACAAATAACCTTTCTCTTTCATAATATCAATATCATTTACTTCTTCGTATGATATATTTTTCTGCTTCAATTTTTTCTTCAGCACATTACACTTTGGGCAATGTGTAGAATATAAAACTACTGTCAATAACTGTTTCCTCCGCTATTCATTATCTTTCATCAACCAATTCTTCAAGCACTCCACCAGCTTCAACAACAATAATACCTATCGCCAGTGGAACAACAAATTTCTTAAATAAGGCAACAATACCACCCAAAACCCTAACAGCCGATTTACTAAGGCTAATATATAAATGTCCCTTACTGTTCATTTTCTCTAATTTCCTCCGCAATTTTATTTGCTATAATCTCACAATCCAATTCACTTGATGTAGCAAAATTATAATCAATGTTCATCTTATCCAATTCATTAATAATTTGCTTTCTAACTTCTAATGCTTCTTCTTCGTTCTGGAATCTTCCCTCATCTTCATATGTATGCTTTCTTGTAAGAAGATAATTTCTGTTAGCATATGAATCAAATACGTTTAAAACTGTCTTATTAAAATCTTCTCCAAGTGTTTCATCGTTGTTGTATACAATACAGAGAATCAAAGGTGAGTCTACCACTATTACTTGAACTTTACCTCTTACTCTGCCCATCTTAAAAGACTGTTTTCCGAATAGATATTCCTGATGTTTGAATACTTCCCCATTATTTTCATATACCTTATCTTTTGCAAACTCAGAAACATACTCTGCATTAATACCTTTTCTTTTTAGCCTTGCAGTGATATCCATAGCAGCCGTACTTTTACCGGCTCCCGGCTCACCAAATAAATTTATTACTATTGTGTTCAATATAATTTCCTCCGCTAATCTATATATTCTCTTTGTCCACATTTCAAACAAATATATGCGTGCTTTTTCTTACCTTTATTGTCATGTACTGTTCTTACGCCACCAGTAAATTTATGTATGCATAACCATCTTTTCCAAAATGGTTTCATTTTACTTTCTGTTGGATTAATCAATAAATATTTCTCCTTCCTCGCCCAATGAAACAGGCATTTTAATATCGTTTTAGGCAATATATTGCAGGTTATCTTATATGATAATCCGCAATATACCTTTTATATCTTTATGCCACTAGATAAACTTTTTCATACTGTCTGTTATTTTTCTTTTCTTATCAATATGTTTGTTCCGCAACTTTTCCAATGTATCTATCATATTTTCCAACAACAGAATATGCCTGTTATACTGGTCAACCATTGACTTGTGATATTTATAATCTGTTTTCTGACCTGCAATTTCACGTCCAATTTTTGCATCAAATGCATCATCGCCATCAGCAACCGCCGTACTTTTAAAATAAGGATTGCCTGACTCTTTGCGTCCAAAAACAAAATCAATCCGGTTTAGAATAAATGCATAATTCTTATTTACTGTTTTGACTTCATCAGCAATCGAATGCCTATTTTCCATCATTGCAATTACAGTATTTTCTTTTGGTAATTCAATAAATTTTTTCTTCATGATACAAATCCCTCCATTATTCATTTTTTAATTTTTTAATATGCTTTTTATATGTATCTTTAATCATATCTGCCAACAAAACAGGAGGAGTCACTCCATTATTAGCAAATACAAAATCAACATGCTGCCCAATGTCTTTAAAATCATTCCTATCAGAAATTATTCTCCTCTGTGTCTCATATATATTGTCTTTCCTTTTTAACAATCTGTCCCATGCTACATTTTCATTTACATCAATATAAAATACAATAGGGTGTATGCCTGTTAAATTTTTTAGCGTCCTAAGTACAAGCGGATTAGTTATAATCACTTTATTATCAGATAAATCTTCCTTTGCTATACCATAACTCCATCTTTCACCATTCGATACTTTATATGAAACATTCACTGTAAAATAACCATTCCGTCTCAATTCCCTAAAGTCTCTTTCCGTAATAAAATGATATTGTTCTCCATCTGCTTCACCTGTTCTTTTGGGGCGTGTTGTATATTCTAATATTGATTCCATGCCCAGATTGGTTAATTCTCTCTGAATGGTCGATTTCCCACTGCATGATTTCCCAAGTAAAATAAGCAATTAAACTCCTCCTACTCGATAACAAAATCAATTACATCTTTTTTAAACTTTTCTCCCAATCCCTTATCTTTGATATGCACAATTACAGGTGTCCTTAAATCAAGACTAAACATCCCCATGACACTTGCCCCATCAACCATAAATGCCCTGTCACGGTTTTGCACCATAATGTCACAGTCGTATTTCTCTGCACTTTTTACAAATGCCTTAACATCTTCCACTGCCTTTAGATTAACTGAAAAATTCATAATGTCTAATCCTCCTTATAAACTCTTATTTGTTTAATTTTGCCCATAAATTTATTTCCTGCGTAAGACACATCACCCATTTGACGGACTTTTTGTGACAAACGGCTTGTACTAACAACAAACTCTACCACACTGCCATCTTCGTGTATTCTGTGCCGGTTAACTGTATCTTTATCTGCTTTACTGTCAGCAGTTATACATTTCAGAGTATGCTTTCTGCCATTATGCGATAACACTAAATCAATTTTTACTCCGATATTTTTTGTGTAATAACTTCCGATAGCAATACAATATCTATTATCTACCGTCCATATTCCAGATTGATAGTCTAAATGATATTCCTTCTTCAGTCTCCCCTGTGCCAATGAACTATTATTAGTTATACAATCAGCATCCTCATAAGATTTAAAGGTTTTTGTGCTTGGAGAAGAATATGCCTTGCACTTACTCTTATTTTTTCTTAAATACTTACTGCATACATATCTTTTCTTCTTTTTATAAGATATTAAATACCAATTTTTATTAATTCTTTTCAAAATTTTTATCTTATCATTCCAATAAATTTGTCCAATTATATTTCCTTTTTTATTGGGTTTATCTCTAATATTCACTGTGGTTTTTGCATACTTATATTTGTTATTTGAACTTACAAACACCGGATTTATGAATATTGATAATATTATAAAAATTACCAATAATCCATTTAATACACGCTTTAAAATAGAATCACCTCACTTATTCCAGAACTTCATTAACTTCAAATGGTTTTGTTATGATTGCCTTATATGTATCATTTGTATCAAATCCTATTTTCCTTTTCTCAACTTCAATAATTTGACAGTCATTTCTTCCTAAAATATCACTTTCTTCTCCGATACAAACAATATCTTCATCAGAAATGTGTCTGTCATTTCTTTAACCTGTTTACCTGTGTATAAAGTTTTAATTGTTCGTTTCCTTCTCATCAATAAAAATTAATTCTTGGGCATATGGTAATGTTCTCGCCCATGAAATAAAATTCTCTTCATTTGGATAATCAATACCACTCCATTCATTTTGTTTATGAAATCTTCTTTGCCCTTTACTGCACATACTTAAAAGATTTTCGTAAGTAAAAGTAACTGTTGCTCTCATGTTATAACCATCCGGTAATAACTCAATAACAGCTCTCCAATACTTCTTCTCTTTTGTACCATTAAATTTTTTCCTACAATATTCTAAAGTTTTTAATACTGTACCAAGTGTTTTCCGGGTGATATCGCCAACTTCATCAATACCAATATGAGTAAAATCATCTGTTTCAAACAGTTTTACGTGAATTTTATGCATAGTTGAACAACTGTTTTTAACCGTCCCCACTTTGTATGTATCAAATTCTTTCCACCAAAACAGAGGAGCCGTAATATCGACAGATACAAATATCTGACGCATAAATTTTCTGTGTTCTGATCCTGCTTTAATAAGTTTCTGTGCAAGTTCCATGTCATTCGTTCCAAAAATCGGAGCTTCTATTGCATAATCATTAGGATCATGTATATAACATTCAGAACATAAATAATTATGTTCACAACTATCACAATTGTCATACCCAAATACACTGTCACCTCTATTCCATGAATTTTTAGGATTCCTCATTCCCCTTAAAGCATGTTCAAATCCCCATACTTCTGTATTTTCAAATTTCATTTTTCACACCTCAAATTTTCTCGTATCATCATTATCAATCATAACTTATACATTTATCTTTTTCTCTTAATCCAACAAATATAGGAAACTGTAGACTTTCCAATCCGGTTTTTTTGTCTCTTGAAATCTCTTTATATTTCACTTCCACAACTCGTCCTATTAATGATTCCTTATTCTCCCAAAACTTTACTCTGGTTTCGTCATCAAAACCAGAACCAACATTAACAGTATTATTTTTATATTGGACTACTAATGCTCCCAATGTATTTTTTAATCTTCCATCACCTTCTAACACTTCCACAACAGGAAGATCCATACTATAAAATCTTTTTATCTTAATTAAATCTGTTGTACGCTTACATTTGTACACAGCATCCTTATTAAGCATAAGCCCTTCCCATCCCATGCTAACAGCATAATCAAGCCTTTTCATAATTTCGGATTGGTCAGTCCCTTCATAAACCATTGTTACAACTTCCACATTTTGAAGCTGTTTTTCTTCTATGGTTTTTCTGAGTCTATTTAACATTTTTCTACGTACTTTGTATTTATCATTAGATTTTTTATTAGGGATTTCCGATTCTGAGAAATAATCAAAGATGACAAATTTTATTTCTTCTTTTAAATCTGCGTCAGAATTAATAATTCCTGTCCCAATCCTAAAATTTTCTCCATCAGGTAAATTATCAATATTTTTACGGATAAGTTCACCATCATAAAACGATCCTGTGCCAAGCTGTTCCAAGTCATCTATAATATGCTGCATACCTGTAAACTCTTTACCTTGCCTGCTAATAAGTTTACCTTTATAAAATGAACACCTGTTTCCATTACATTTCTGTGAAAGTGAAAACCACTCATTACCTTTTAATTTTAATTTATCGTATGAAGAACCTAATTGCACTTCCCATGTTTCAATCAGCCCTGGAATACATTTATTAACCGTTTTGGAATCAACTCCAAGCTTAAATTTCTTTGTAATCATTTGTTCATAGAATTCTCTCTGATCTTCATGTCCAGATAAAAATAACTGTATTTCATAAATATCTTCATCTCTTCCCGTGTTATTTTTCTTCAGATAATTCATTACATAACTGAAATCGCTGAACTCGCTTAGATAATATGGTGCCATTTCTAAACTTGGCTCTACATGCTTTTTTATTTTCTTTGAACTAATACCTGTTATAATATTACTATCCAATAGAAATCCTAGACACTTCTTAAACAACTCATTATCCTTATTTGCTGTAATAATTGCTTTTTTGTCATTCAAGCTATTTGTTTCTTGAATCCTGTCTCTTATACACATCTCCGAGCCCACGAGACTCCTGAGCATCTCGTATGCCGTCTTCTGCTTGAAAAAAATAAAAAAAAAAAAAAAAGTATGTAATAACGGGTGTAAAAAACCAAGG